CCCGCGGTCTTCTTTCACCACCAAACGACTCGAAAAGCCATGACTAGGACTCCAGACGACTCGAAACGACCGCCACTGGTCGTTGTAGGCTCAGATCGGCCGCAGTCGCCTACCGAGAGACTCACAGAGACGCTATATGGCATATCTACGCCAAGAATTCACTCCAAACTTCTGGATTTACCAACTCGCGGCCAAGAAGTCATCGACTTCGCCGATTCCATTGGGATTAAGATGCTCGACTGGCAGAAATGGGTCACAATCGAAGCTGGAAAATATAAGGAAGACAACAGGCCAGCTCATCCGCTGGTCTGCGTCGTTGTAGCAAGACAGAATGGCAAGACGACACTTATGAAAGCGCAAATCTTGGCCGGTCTCTTTATGTATAAAAAAAAGCTGCAAATCGGCACAGCACATCGGCTCACGACATCGCTGGAGACATTTCGAGACTTGGTCAATATCATTGAAGAGAACGACGCGCTCGCAAAGCAAGTCAAGCGCATCAGATGGGCTCATGGCTCAGAAGAGATCGAGACGCTCGACGGTTGCCGGTATATGGTCAAAGCTGGAGCATCTGCAGCGCGTGGTATTTCAAAGCCGGAACTAGTCCACATCGACGAGACGCGTGAGCTGAAGGACGAATCCACATGGGCTTCGCTTCGATACACAATGATGGCAGCTGAAGCTCCACAGCTCTGGACGTATTCGAATGCCGGAGATCAGCACTCAGTCATTCTTAACCAATTGCGCGAGCGCGGCATGGTCGCAGCTGCCGGCGGAGCGGATGACATCCTTTACGCAGAATGGTCATCTCACACCGATGACATTGCAAACGTCGAAGGCTGGCGTCAAAGCAATCCGTCGCTAGGCCACACCATCCACATCGACAATCTCAAAGCAGTGCTCAATGATCCGCCGGATGTGGTGCGCACCGAAGTCTTGTGTAGATGGGTTGCCACAATCTCCAGCGCGATTCCATCTCAAGAATGGAATGAATGCTCGGATGAGACAATCGACCTTGATCCGGAAAAGCAGACGTGGATGGCTATTGACTGCGCACCGGATAGACGTGCCGCAGCTCTGGTCGCGGCTCAGAAGATCGGTGATGACAAATTCTTCGTCAAGCTTCTGCACACTTGGCAGAATCCAATCAATCTCGACGATCTAGCTGTGGCCAATGACATCGCGCCGTACACTCGGATGTATCCGACGGAGTGCGTGGCATATTCAAAGAGAACCAGCAGCGCAGTGGCCGCCAGACTCCAGCCAGCTGGAATCCGGATTGTGGCAATCGATGGCAGTGAGTATTCACAGAGCTGCGATGAGCTTCTTGGCAGTGTGACGTCAAAGAGATTTGTGCACCGAAATCAGGCAGAGTTATCCAAGCAGATTCTATCAGCGACGCGATTAAATTATGGAGACGGCGGCTGGGTCATCGGTCGCAGAGCTTCGCAAGCTACAGTCTGCGCAGCTGTAGGAGCGGCATTGGTCACGCACTTCGCGACACGACCAGAGTCGGATCTTGACATCATGGTCGGATAGATGTACCGCGTGACTTAGAATTCACGCATGGGATTATTCGACAGATTTGCACCGGTAAAAAGCAACGCGCCAGAAAACATCAGCGACGTCGAGGCTGCAAGCGTCGCTCCGTATTATCAAGAAACATCTTCAATCTTCTTCTCTGGAATTGCTCAAGCTACTCGCGCAGAAGCTATGAGTGTGCCAACAATTGCACGCGCTCTTTCAGTCATGCAGACAATTGCTTCTCTGCCAATGGAAACTCGCAACATGGCAACAGGCGAACAGGTTGGGCAACCGCGCGTCATCAATCAACCAGATCCACGAATTGCCGGATCAGTATTCTGGAGCTGGATGATTTCAGATCTCTTCTTTCATCCTTACGCATTTGCTCGCGTCATGGAAAGATATGCTGATACAGGAAAAATCCGCGCAATGGAAAGAATTGCACCAGAGCGCGTAACTATTACAACCAATGGCATGGGATACGAAGTCAGTTTTTATTCAATCGATGGAATGTACGTCGATCCAAATGATCTTGTTGTCTTTGCCGGAAACGATGAAGGATTACTTTCTCGCGCCGGTCGCACAATCCGCGCAGCTGCCGCACTAGAAAAAGCAGCGATGGATTTTGCTATTGACCCAATTCCACAAATGATTCTGAAATCAAATGGCACATCTTTGCCAGCTGATCGCGTTGCAAAATTACTTTCAGCATTCGGAGCACGTCGAAAGAAATCCGTGGTCTATCTGAATGCAGACGTTTCAATGGAGACAATGGGCTTCGATCCAAAATCCATCCAACTCAATGAAGGTAGAAACTACGTCAGTTTAGAGCTCTCACGCGCTTGCGGAATTCCTGCATACTTCACAGACTCACAGCAATCAAGCTTTACATACTCCAACGCTCTTGACAAAAGGCGCGATCTCGTGGATTTCGCTTTTAGAAATTACATGTCCATAATTGAGCAGCGTCTATCATTCCAAGATTTCACATCACTTGGCAACGAAGTGAAATTCGATCTCGACGACTTCTTGCGTGGCAATCCACATGAGCGCGCGCAAGTGTACGAAATACTCAACAGAATCGGCGCGATGAGCGTTGAAGAAATAAGAGAAGAAGAGGATATGCTGCTATGAAGCTAACTACACCAATGACGATTACAGCTGCGGATTCGGAAACTCGAATCATCAGTGGCCGCATCGTTGCATTCGAAGAACCAGCCAATGCTTCAACCGGCAAAGTCGTCTTCGCAAAAGGATCAATTCAACCATCGCCGGTCAAGCTCAATCTTGAACACGATCGCACTCGTCCAATTGGAAAGACTCTGGAGATGACTCTCAATGAGAATTCAATTGACGCTAGCTTCAAAATTTCAAACACGACAGCCGGATCAGACGCAATCGCCGAAGCCATGGATGGACTCCGCGATGGATTCTCCATCGAATTAGCAGTGGACGAATATGTCATGGAAAAAGATGGCACGATGCGCGTTCTTATGGGCGAGCTCACAGGCGTCGCACTTGTCACAGAGCCGGCCGTGCGATCTGCGAGAGTCTCTGACGTCGCAGCTACAGAGGGCGAAGAAGAAGCCACCGAAGATTCTGACTCCACCGTGGAGCCGGATGCAATACCAACAGAAGGAGACGAAGTGGAAAACACCGTCACAGACACTTCAACCGTGGAGACGGTCGAAGCCGCTCAGTCAGTTACAGCAAACTCAAAGCCATCCGGCGGATTCACATCAAAGCCACGCATCGAGCTAACAGCTGCAAAGTATCTTGAAAATAAAGTACAAGCTGCACTCGGTTCAGAAGATGCACGTCAGTACATCATGGCCGCAGATAACACAACCGACAACGCTGGTCTTGTGCCAACTCGCCAGCTTTCAGAAGTTATCAACGGACTCTCAACATCGATTCGTCCAAGCATCGAAGCAATTTCACGCGGTGGACTTCCAGATGCCGGCATGACTTTCGAGATTCCAAAGATCACAGCTGCTCCAACAGTTGCAGTAGCAGCGGAAGATGCAATCTTCTCTGATACTGATCAAAACAGCGCATTCTTGTCAGTGGATGTCAAAAAATTCGCTGGCCAGCAAAAATTCTCGGTTGAGCTTCTCACAAGAACTTCTCCATTATTTTATGATGAGCTTCTTCGTAATATGATGGCGGCAATGGCAAAAGCGCAAGACACTTATGTGAACGGCATTCTTGTAGCCGGCGCAACAGCTGACGCAACAACCATCACAACATATCCAACAGCCGCAGAGCTTCTCGGATTTATCGGACGCGGTGCTGCAAGTGTTTATGCTGCAACAGCTGGTCTTGCTAATCCATTCGCTCGCAACATCTTGGTCAATACTTCACAATGGTCAAACTTAATGTCATTAAATGACAGCGGTCGTCCAATCTACAATGAAGTAACAAATCCAATGAATCAACCAGGTCTTGCAACTCCAACATCACTTCGCGGTCGTGTTGCAGGTCTTGATCTATATGTCACAGCGAACACAGCTGCGACAACAGATATTGACGACTCAATCATGGTCATCAATCCAGATGCTTATACATGGTACGAGGGCACTAATTATCAGCTACGCGCTGAATCAACTGCCGACGGATCCATCACTGTGGGCGTCTATTCATTCGGTGCTTGCGCGACAAAAATCGCAGCTGGCGCATTCGGTATCAATAAGGGCTAATCGCCACACATTAACCATCGGCCGTCGTCGCTCCCGAAGGCGGCCGAGCAGTAGAAAGGGAAGAGCTCATGCCATCAATTATCACAGCCACGCAGCTGCGATCCGTCCTTGGTGTGAGCTCTTCTCTCTACAATGATGCTTATCTCGATCAGATTATTGACTCCGCCGAGAATGTCATTCTGCCGCTTCTCGTACAGAATCAAGTCTCCGTGGACTATTACAAATTAGACGCCAATGAGGCTTACTTCTACACATCACGCGCTCACAATTTCGTCGCCGGTCAATCGGTCATCGTGGCCGGACTTCCAGCACCATTTTCAGCGACTCACACAGTCGTAAAAGTTTCGGACTTTTATTTCACGGCAGCTCTTACAAATGCAGACGTCACAGTGCGTCCAATCATTCCTAACGGCACGGCGACTCTTTCCGGATATGGCGCAGCGACTTTATACGCAGCGACTCCAGCAATCGAGAGCGCGATGTACGCCGTATCAATTGAAATCTTCCAGAGCCGCACAGCTGCCGGCGGCCAGATTGAAGGCGTGGACTTTACCGGTACGCCGTACAGAATGGGGCGCAGCTTGACCAATCGCGTCTCATCTTTGCTTCAGCCGTATCTCGACGTTGAAACAATCGTGCAATAGTGCCAGCGTCATCCATTGCCGTCGATGTCCGTGGAGTATTAAAGACTCAGCTGGCTTCCATCACAGCCAACGTCTATGACGTGATTCCAGAGTCGCCAATCGTGCCATTCGCCGCAGTCTTGCCAATGAATCCATATCTGGAAATCGAAGTCTTTACAAAGAATACAGTGCGCACCAAGGTCAATCTCATGATCGTCGTGGGCGTCGCTTCATATTCGAACGCAGCTTCACTCGACAATATCGAGCGTCTCATCATCAGCATTCTGGCCGCTTTGCCGGCTGGATACGAAATCGGCAATATCTCGAATCCGACTCCGCAGCTTCTCGCTTCGGGATCTGAAGTCTTGGCTGCCGAGATCGAAGTCTCTACTCGATACACTCAAACAAACTAAGGAGCACCACAAATGGCAACGACCGTCATCACCGGACGCGATCTGATATTGACGATCGCTACCGTAAATTACGACGCACAAGCAACATCCGCAGTTCTTAGCAACTCACCAACCATCGACACATATCAGACACTCGATGGCAAGGCATACAAGCACATCGACGACCAATGGACTTTTGATGTCGAAATGCTTGCAGACTGGGGCGCAGCTTCATCACTCTGCGAAGCTCTCTGGACAGCGTGCGAGACTGCACCAAATACAACTCTTGCGGCTTCTCTTACAGCTGCAACAGGAGCGGTCTTTGCATTCAACGTCTTGCCGGTATTTCCAAGCGTCGGCGGTGCTGCACCAAGCGCGCAGACTGTATCGCTATCATTCACAGTGGTGGGAACACCGTCAGAAACTTTCTAACTTAAAAGAATCGGGAGCAAAGAAATGAAACTACCAATCACAATTCAATATCAAAATGGCGAGGAATCTACTTTCACAGCCGCTCCGCCGGAGTGGATGAAATGGGAGCAGAAGACTGGCAACACCATCAGCCAAGCGCAAGACAAGATCGGAGTCGCAGATCTTCTCTTTCTGGCGTATCACGCTATGAAGCGCGAAGCAGCTGGCAAGCCGGTCAAGCCATTCGAAGCATGGGCAGAGGGAGTCTCAGACATTCAAGTCGGTGACTCAAGCCCAAAAGCTACAGCGTCGGAAGTTTAAATCGGTTGCTCTGGGAACTGGCCATCGCGACAGGTCAGTCTCGGAGCGAATTCGAAACAGCTGAAGACGTTCACACAGCAATCGAGATTCTGGAGAAGAGAAATGGCAACAGCTAGCGGCCAAGGGCGCGTCGCGATCCAAGTCGAGCCGTACCAGCTCAAGCAGCTTTTCCAGCTTCTCTCAGCTTTGCCAAAAGATTCGCAGAATGAAATTCGTGATCAAGCGCAGATGATGTCCAAGCGTCTAGCTGGTCAGCTTCTCATGTTCTCGCATGGGGCTCCAGCTCCACAGACTCGTCTCGTTGCACAATCAATTTCGACTCCACGCGATCGTCTCATTCGCGTCGATGTCGGTGGATCAAAGAAAGTCGGTCGCAAGTACGGCGGCGAGACTTCAAAGAATGGAAAGACAAGAGTGCGTCAGAATCAAGCTTCTGCCGGAGCTCTTCTATGGGGCACAGAATTCGGCGGTCACGCCGGTGAAGATTTGCTTGGTCGTAAATACACCAACCGATTCAAAGCTGCTCCGAAGAAGAGCGGCTACTGGATCAATCCAGCGGTCGATTACTACACACCAATAGTCGCGAAGGAATATATCCAACTCATTCAAGACGTCGTCAAGAGAGTGGGGCTCGCGTAATGGCTGGAATTCCAAAAGTCAAAATCACGTTTGACGCGGATCTCGATGAATTAAAAAAGGGAGTCAAAAGCGCGACGTCTGAAGTCCAAAGCTTTGGCGATCGCGCTGCAGACTTTGGAAAGAAAGCAGCTCTTGCATTCGCAGTCGCCGGAGCAGCCGTCACAGCATTCGCCGTCTCAGCCGTTAAAGCAGCGGCTCAGGATGAAGCTGCACAAAAGAAGCTCACGGATACAATTAAAGCGACCACCGATGCAACAGCTCAACAGATAGCAAGCATCGATCAATATGTGACCAAAACTTCCATCGCGGCAGCCGTTACCGATGACGAGATTCGTCCGGCTCTGGCTCGACTCGCGAGAAGTACCGGAGACGTCCAAGAGGCGCAGGATCTCTTATCGCTTGCGCTTGACCTAAGTGCCGCAAGTGGTAAGTCACTGGAAACGACAACCAATGCGCTGGCCAAGGCCAATGAGGGATCTAATACAGCTTTGAAGAAGCTTGGTCTCGGTCTTGACGAGAATTATCTGAAGACTGCATCCAATGATCAGATCGTCAAAGATCTCACAGCTACTTACGGAAATTTCTCAGAGAATCAAGCAAAGACAGCCGAAGCTCGATTCAGATCGATGTCAATTGCAATCGAAGAATCGAAAGAAGCTATCGGAGCGGCTCTGCTACCGGTCGCCGAAAAGCTTGCCACTTTCGTGCTGGAGACTCTCATTCCGGCACTGGATGGATTCATCGCTGGCTTGACTGGTAATCAAGGCTTGAAAGCAAGCTTGACAGAATCACAGAAAAATCTCTTTGCATGGGGCGAAAAAGTTAGAAATATCATTTCGACAATCGTGGATCTTAAAGAAGAATTGACAGTCATCGGCACAGTTATAGCCGGCATCTTCGTGGCTTCCAAAATTGCAGGATTCATCACAGTCATTTCAGGATTGGTCTCCGCTTTCGTCGCTTGGCGTACAGCAGCAGCCGGAGCGGCAGTGGCGACAGCGGCGGCAACTGGTGGAGTCTCACTTGGAGCAGCTGCGGCCGGTATCGCCGGCGCAATTGGTCTCTTCGCTGCCGCTGGCATCTTTCTGAATAAAGCTGGCGGCGATGGTGGTGGATCTACTGAAACCGGAGCTCTTGGCAATTATCAGATGAGCACTGGCACAATTCTCGGATCATCCGGTGGAACTGGCGGAACTGGCGGAACTGGTGGTGGTGGATTCGGCGGTGGCGGCGGTGGCGGTGGCGGCGGTGGAGTCTCTACACCAACCGGCGCAACAAGCTTGGTCAATCTTGCCAAGCGACTCACAGACATTTCAGACGAATTCACAGAGCTGCAATTTCTAGTCAGTACCGGCGGCATCAGTAAGAGCGCAGGAGCCGCGCAGCTGAATGCTCTGACAAAAGAATTCAGAGTCTTAGAGAATCAAGCCAACGCTTTGACAGCAAAAGAGTCAGTCGGCACATTCGACGTCGGTTCATTCCGTCGTGGAGAAGCTGCGACAATGGTGACGATCAATATGGGCGTGGTAGGCGATCCAGAGGGCGCAGCCAGAGCAGTCGAGCAAGTATTCCAAGACTCACTGGCTCGCGGCGGTATTAGCTCCACAGTGGGCGCGTACGACCGATGAGCAATTGGTCTCCGGTCTGGTCGGTCACAATCGGCGGCATCGATTACACAGACATAACACTGGCGAATCTTTCAATCACGTCTGGACGTACTGACTTTTACGTCCAGCCAGCTGCCGGCTACTGCTCAGTAGAGATTATCAATCTCGACGAGAATGTGACTATTGCCGCAGATCTGAATGATCAAATAGCAATTCAAGTCAAAGACTCCACTGGCACATTCGTGCCAATTTTCGGTGGCTTCGTCACAGACATCTCGCAGACGGTCAAGAGTGCCGGATCCGTGATGATTACGCAGTCAATCAAAATCATCGCCATGGGAGCACTGGCCAAACTGGCCAAGATTCTGGTCGATGGAGTCTTGTCAAAAGAATTCGATGGCGATCAGATTTATGACATTTTAGAGCCGCTTCTATTTAACACATGGGATGAAGTGCCGCCGGCTTTGACGTGGGCGACTTACACACCGACGACGACATGGGAAGATGCAGAGAATTCCGGCATCGGTGAAATAGATCGACCAGGAGACTATGAGCTTGCAGCTCGGTCATCATCACGCAATACAGCTCTCAATATCGTCTCCGGTCTTGCGACGTCTGGACTCGGTTATCTATACGAAGATGGTCAAGGTCGAATCTGCTACGCCGACAGCACACATCGAAGCCAATATCTTGCAGCTAATGGATATAGCGAGCTCTCAGCCAATGACGCGCTTGCCAATGGAATCTCGGTGGCACGTCGTATCGGCGATCTTCGCAATTCCGTGACGATTAAATACAACGCCACATCTTCAGCGGAACAATCTGCCAGCGATTCAGTATCCATCGCCACTTATGGGCAACAGGGCTACATCGTGACGACGACTCTGCACAATTCGGCAGATGCTCTCAGCCAAGCTAATTTTTATTTATCACTCAGAGCTTATCCATCCGACATATTTAAGACTCTTAGCTATGAGCTGACAAATCCAGAGCTCTCAGATGTGGATCGCGATGGCTTACTTTCAATCTTTATGGGATTGCCGGTGGATGTCACTGACTTGCCGGTGAACATGATTGGCGGCACATTCCAAGGATTTGTCGAAGGCTGGACATTCTCGTCTTCATATAACCGACTCAGCTTGACAATCAATCTGTCTCCGGTGGCTTACAGCTTGCAAGCTATGAAATGGAACGACGTGCCAGTGACGGAGACATGGAACACAATATCACCGACTTTAGACTGGGAAAATGCGACAATAGTCGCCTAGACATAAGGAGAAAATATGGCAACGACCACGAATTTTGGCTGGGTCACTCCGGACAATACGGCACTCGTCAAGGATGGCGCATCCGCAATTCGCACACTCGGATCATCAATCGACTCATCCATGGGCGATCTTAAAGGTGGCGCGACTGGACAAGCATTAGTCAAAGCATCAAGTGCTGACATGGACTTCACATGGGCAACGTCCGGCGGTGGCACGATGTATCAAACAACTTTTACATCAACAAACGCAACGTGGTCAATTCCTAGTGGCGTTACAAAAATTGAAGCATTAGTTATTTCGGGCGGCGGTGGCGGCGGTGGCACAAATGCAACTGCTTCCAATTACGGTGGCGGCGGTGGCGGCGGTGGCTACGTCTGCAAATTTATTACACTTTCAGGTGATACAACATTGAACATCGTTGTTGGTGCTGGTGGTGCTGGTGGTGCAACTAGCGGTTCAGGAACAGCCGGCGGCACTTCATCCATTACTGGAAATCAATCATCGACAGTGTATGCAACAATCGCTGGCGGTGGTTATGGCGGTGCTGCAGGTGGAACTGCAGGTGGCACAGGTGCAAGCGGTGGCGGTCGTGGTTCAGTTGGTTATTCTTATTGCGGTGGCGGCGGTGCTTCTTTTTATGCAACAAATGAAGCATATCGTTTTGGTTACGATACGACTGTATTTTCTGGGGCTCCAACAACTCGCGGCGTAACAGGTTATCCCGGTGCAAGTTATACAGGCGGTGGCGGCGGTGACGGATTTAACTATTACGGCGGTTTAGGAATTACAGTATGGGATCAAAACATATGCGGCGGTGGTAATGCCATTGTTGGTTATGAGTCTTATGGAACAAACTTTGGTGCTGGTGGCAACGCTTCCAAAAATGCTGATGCCAACAAAGGCGGCGGCGGATGCGCCGGTGTGCCCGGCGGTACAACAACAGGCGGCAACGGCGGATCAGGTCTTGTCATCATTAGATATGTAGGAGCATAAACATGGCACACTTCGCAAAACTTAATTCAGACAATATCGTGGTCGAAGTTATAACTCTCGACAATTCACTTGAAGCCAATGGATCAGAATATCTTGCGCAACATTACGGTGGCACATGGATTCAAACTTCCTACAATTCACGAATTCGCGGCAAGTACGCTGGCATTGGCGATTTGTATGATGCGGAATCAGATACTTTTGCACCGTCTAAAAGTGGACACTATATTCAAACTCAAAATGGTGTTGAGTTGGTCTTTATGACTGATGCAGAATACGCAAAGTTTTTAGAAGAAAACACACCAAAAGAGCCACCAAGAGGGGCAGCTGAATGACGTATCCAACAGGCACAGCTGCTCGATTCATCGAAGTGGCACTTGCAGAAGTCGGCACTATTGAAGAAGGCGACAATCTGACCAAGTACGGCAAATTTACAAAGGCCGACGGCTTGCCATGGTGCGGATCATTTGTCAATTGGTGCGCTGATCAAGCTGGCGTCAAGATTCCATCAATGGTCTCAACAGCTGCCGGAGCGAATAAAATGAAAGATCTTGGTCGCTGGATCACAGAGAAGCCGCAAGTCGGCGATCTCTGCTTCATGGATTTTCCGCATGATGGCATCGACAAAATCTCACACATCGGAATTGTGGCCAAGGTCGGCACGACTTCAGTGATCTGCATCGAAGGCAACACATCTGGCACTGGAGATCAACGAAATGGCGGAATGGTCATGATCAAGCGTCGCAACATCGGCAAAGAAATCGTCGGCTTCGGTCGTCCTAAGGTTGTCGCCTATTCGGGAGAATTTCCAAGTGTGGAGATTCCAGATGGAGCTCCCAAGAAAGGTAACAAAAAGAAATGAAACAAATCCAAGCAATCGCAGCATCGTGGCTTCGCTCATTCTTAGCCGCATCACTGGCCGTCTACATGGCCGGAGTAACAGATCCGAAGACGATTGGCATGGCCGGCTTAGCTGCCGTGCTGCCTGTCATTCTCCGTTTCTTAAATCCATCAGACGCATCATTCGGGATCTCAAAGGGAAAGTGATTCCGAAAGCACTGGCGGCAGCGATTGGAATGGGGCTAGTCCTGTCGCTGTCGTCGTGCGCTTACCAAGGATGGACGAGATATGACTGCCAACTCTTCGAAAACTGGGATGCTCCAGAATGCAATCCGCCACAGTGCAAGGCGCAAGGTATATGCACGACAGACATCTTCGGATTCGATCCGCGTGAAGACATCTCGACGCTACACAAATGAGCAGCTTAAAGCTCGGCTCATCGTATTCATCGGAGTCGTGCTAGCTGCCACATTCTGCTTCTCAGTCTTCGGAATGCTGTACGCGCTGATCTTCGTGACTCAGCCACTAGGCGATCAAGCTCCGAATGACAGAGCATTCATCGAGCTTCTTTCAACGCTCACCATCTTCTTGACTGGAGCTCTTGGCTCAGTCTTGGCATCGAATGGACTCAAAGACAAGCCAAAATCGCCGGAAGACACGCCGAAAGTCGAGCGCGATTCTTGACGAAGCCAGCTTCATCCGTCACGCTTCTTTCAGGGAGCTGAAATGCAGCTCTCAGATTCGGGAGCAATAACATGACAACATCGGAATTCGTGCAGATGTGGATCTGCATCATTCTTTTAATGGGCATCGCCTTAATGATTGGATACTCAATCGGACTCAAAGATGGCCAGCGTGAGGGCTACTTGCGCGGCCGTGCAGTATCACGCCACATCGCAAGCAAGGAGTCAGCACGATGAGCTTTTTGGACGGATATGAAGACATCGCAGCTCGCATCACTAGATTCCAGAAGACTCATCCAACCGGCCGCATCGAGACATCGATCATCGACTTCTCTGCAAAGGAAGGCTACATACTCGTAGAAGCTCGCGTTTATCGTGAGCACGAAGATACCTTGGCAGCTGGCATCGATTACGCATTCGGGCACGTCTCGACGTTCAATACTCAGATGAAAAAATGGTACGTCGAAGATACTGTCAGCTCTGCAATTGGTCGCAGCTTAAATCTCGTACTTGGTGCGATCAATCTGCCGGAAGGCGTATCGAATGCACGTCCGACTCGTCAGAATATGGAGCAGGTCGAGCACTCGACTCCGGTGGTGGATGCAGATCCATGGGCAATCTCAAAAGACATCGGAGTGCCGAATATCGGGACAGCCATTGAAGCCATCACTGACAAGATTGGAGCTGAAGTCATGGCAGAAGCTCCGCGTTGCCAGCATGGAACACGCGTGTGGCGTGAAGGCACAAGTCAGAAGACTGGCAAGGCATGGGCGAACTTTAGCTGCACAGAGAAGTCAAAGACATCACAGTGCGATCCGCTCTGGTACGTCATGACGAGCTCTGGCACATGGAAGCCACAGGTCTAGTCATGGGAGCGATACAAGCATTCGGACGAGACGAATGGGATTACTGCGACAGCTGCACAAAGGCAACACCTAAGAGCGAAGGCGTCATGGAGCGCATAGACGGCCAAAGCATTCTCTTCTTCTGCTACAAGTGTGCGAAATGAGATGGCTATGCTGGCACATCTGGATTTATTGCACGGACAAGACGGATCGCCAATGGCGCGAATGCGTCAAATGCGGAGTCCAACGATGAAGTACAAATCGACTCTACAAATGCAACAGCTCTGTCATCTTGCTGCTCTGAAGAGACTATGCGCTACCGAAGATCAGATTATGGGCTCACAGCCACGATACAACCGAGGGCTTAACTTCCACGACAGAGTCACAGAGCTCGCACAAGCTACGGAAGCCGAATGGATTGTGGCTAATTATCTGGGCATTGAATTTAATCCGTTTCGCGACACGATGAAGAATCAAGCTGACGTCGGAGATAAATTTGAAGTCAAGCACACCGAGAACGGATTTCATCTCATCATTTATCCAAATGACAGAGACACTGACGTTGCAGTGATGGTCACAGGAAAATCTCCAGAGTTTAGAATCATTGGATGGATTCCGGTCGCCATGGCTAAGCGTCCACGCTTCAAGAAAGCCACGCAAGACTCATGGTGGGTCAATATGCGAGATCTGCAACCGATTGAAAACCTAGTAAGGAGCTCACATGGAGCAGCTGCGATATGAGTGCAGAGTTGAGAAGAAGGTACAGAACCACGGCGTGTTGACTGAATTCAATCTGGGCGATGACCATGTGTGCGTCCAATGTCTTGGATGCGGCGTCATTGGCGTCGTGAGCAGAGCGGATGCACAGTGATGGCCGATTACGAATACCGATGTGAAATGTGCGATTCTCGAACGACGGTCTCACGACCGATTACAGATCAGCTCAGTCGTAATCCGTATTGCGACAGCTGCATGATTCCAATGAAACGCGTGTACTCCGCCACTCCGGCGATATTCAAGGGCAAGGGATGGGGCGCACAATGACTCTCTATTATCAAGATGATTACATTACTTTATACATTGGCGATTGCAGAAAAGAAAAAGCCTGGTTGGAGTGCGATGTACTCGTCACAGATCCGCCATACGGAATCAGCTGGATGAAGAATGAGTTTGACTCAGACAAGACAAAACGTGATGCAGTGCGTGAGCGTCGCAAGTTACAAGGCGGAGACATAGCCAACGACCATGACACATCGGCCAGAGATGACGTGCTAGCTATGTGGGGCAAGCAGAAGGCAGCGATTGTCTTTGGTACTTGGCGCAAGCCTAGGCCGGACGACACAGCTCATCGACTTATCTGGCACAAGATGGGCAGATATAGCGGAGTCAATCCACATCCATGGTTTCCAAACGATGAGGAAATCTATTTAATCGGTAAGGGATGGACTGGCAAGCCAACACCGACAGTCATCAGCACAGAAGAAAGCCGTGCACATCACGCCAAGACGATAGGCCATCCGACACCGAAGCCAGTTGGACTCATGGAGACGCTCATCAACAAATGTCCAGCTGGTTCGATAGCTGATCCATTTGCCGGAAGCGGAGCTACATTGTTGGCAGCTCGCAACTCTGGGCGCAAAGCCATAGGTGTGGAGCTCGAAGAAGAGTATTGCGAGCTCATAGTCAGACGCTTGAGTCAGGATGTGTTGCTATGAATAGTTATCAACAGCCTGTGGATAACCTATGCAAGACACGCCGGAAACGCGCTCAAGTTATCCACAGATTTGCAACCTATTTGACTCAGGCAGTACGCTGTCATCGCGTGAAGCGAGCCGCTGAGGCGGATAGCTCGCAAGCGCGAATGCAGCTAATGGGAGTACTTTGCCTAATTGTAGGCTTGTTATCACAAACGACGATTTCAACTGCTCAAGCCATAGGTACAAAGACAGACGCAGATCACTACAAGCTATATGCACATTCAAGGATCATTAGCTGGTCAGAGACTCGATGTTTCATAGCTCTGATTGACAGAGAGAATCGACACTGGAATCCAAGTGCACGCAATGGCTCACACTTTGGTATTGGCCAGATGCGCAATACAAAATACAGAGAGCTCGATGGATACCGTCAGATTGACTGGACGCTTCGCTATATTGCACATCGCTATTCCACTCCATGCAAAGCGTGGGAATTTTTCAAAGCGAATGGCTACCATTAGGCCATGACTATGCACAGCCAGCGCAAAGCTAACAGCACACACTGGAAGAAGATTCGATTGCGAATACTTCAACGTGATGGATATGAGTGCTACTGGTGCGGAGCTGACGCAACCACGTGCGATCACGTCATTCCGGTGGCTCGTGGTGGCACGGATGAGCCGGACAACCTTGTCGCAGCCTGTAAGAGATGCAACTTCAGTCGTCAAGACAAGATGCCAGATGAATTCATTCTCGCTCAACGCGCAAAGGCTTCCGGTTTTTTAGGACGTGATTCCAC